TTAAATAGATCACTAAGTTCAGAGTTATCTTTTTCAACTAATGCTGCATCTGCGAAAATTGTATCACGGAGTTTCTCTTTGATATATTCTTTATCAATAAACTCCTGAGCTTCTTCTCTTACTGTGGTGAGTTTTGTATTCTTGATAGGTAATACCAATTGTTTGATATATTGGTTGTTATCAACTGCTACGATATATTTTTGTGTCATTCTTCCTCCTTATTAAAATGGTACATCGTTAGAGTTTACAATTGAATCTTCTTTAAAATCAGAAGATTTAATAGACAGCCATTTACCTCTATAGTAAAGTTTGCCTAGAATAGGTTTATCAAAACCTAATTTATCTTCATCATCTACTTCCGGTAATACGATATTCTCAAAAGGTTTTGTAATTCCTAATGCTTTAAGCAATGGTTGGAATTCCTTTTTTTTGATTGGGTAATTAAAAATTGCTGAAGCTAGTTCTCCATTAGCAGGCACTTTAAATAGTGCTCTAATGCCTGAACCATCTCTAGTCATTTGAAATCCTTTTAGGATTACTGTTTCCCATCCTGTTAAATCTTCTGCTACTTCTACTTTAATTGCCATCGTTCTCTCCTTGTTCTGATTTTTCTTCGATAAATTTTCTGAGTATTTCTTTTTCTAATTGCTCTCCGGTGTGAACAGAATAAAATTCTTTATATCTGCTACCACCAAATGCAAGTTCCTGAGTACGTGTGTTTTCAAAACTTATTTTAAGATATGATTCACCTGTCTCTTCGTCTATTCCTCTTTGGAATAGTGCGTGTGCATCGCATCTATTTTGGATATAAGCTTTAGTTCTTCCTAACAAATCCATATCAAGATATGTTATATTCTTTCTGTCTTCTGATAGAAGACTAGGTTTTACATGAGTGACTGTGATTAGTAATGGAGTTAGTTCTAAGAACAGCTCTATCATCTGTTGGATCTTCATTCTTACATCGAAGTATCCCTGACCATAAGGCATCTCAGATAGATTTTCAATTCCTTTTTCTTTCATGTATTCTTTTACAATGAAACCTTCTAAAGCATCCAATGGATCTATTGCGATAATGTCAGGTTTGATTTTATCTATATTATCTCGTAAGAATATATAAGTTTTTCTAACATCATCAACTGAATTACATTTTAAAAATTCACCTTCGTATGTATCTGTACCATGCTCTAAGTCAAGATGAACTACTCTTAACTTTTTAGACAGATTGACCAACATTGAAGTCTTTCCGGATTTATTGAATCCAGTAAAGTTAACCCAATGATATGTCGGTCTTGTATTGGTTTGTAATACGTTCGGTTTTTCTAAGCCTTCAAAAATGCTTACCATTTTTTCTTTCCTCCTATTGTTAGTACTAGATAAATTAAAACAACGCTCCATCCCATATCGGGATAGAGCAAGCATAATATTATATTTGATATAAAATAAAACAAGTCATTGCGAGTTATTATATATATCAAGACTACAAGTAACAATGAGGCAAACATTTTAAGTAAATTGTCTGCCTAGGAATAATGCTACTGCTATTGATTCCTTCTCGGATAGGTTGCTATCCATTATGAATTGAGTCATTTCTCTTGGTGATAAAGACTTTCTTTCATCTAGTGAAAGTCTCATTGTTGTAACTGCTATAGCTTTTACATAATTACTTTCCATTATTACCTCCATGGATTTTACCAATAAATAAACCAAGAAATATTTTTTCCTCTTTAGTAAGGTCTTCAGAGTTAATCTTGTCAACCATTTCAGGAATCTTTATACTCCCTTCTTTTTTCAGTGAGTCTTCAATGTTATCTAGTGCTTTTTCTATCTTCTCATTGTTCATCTTAATTCTCCTTTTTTAATTCTCCTTTTTTAATGAGCATAATTTACTATATATGCAATGATCACACATGTCATTGCCCGGACAATAGTCTGTCAAAAGTTCTTGCACTAACTCTGTAGTTCCTACAGGGTTTTGTTTTACGTAAGTTATAACATCTTCCATTAGTATTTTTTGTTGGATAAAATCTAAAAGCTTATCAAGTTCTTCTTGATCATGGCTTGTAATAAGATCATATTCAGATTTCTTGTCGATAATTTCTTCTAACCATTTAGCCCTATGGACATTTATTACAATATCATAGGTATAGATACCGTCATCTATCTCAGCTAAAATACTTCTTAATCGTCTTCTGCTGTCACGATCTATTACTTCGTAACAGAGTATTTGTCCTGCTTCGTGCTTGAGTTTGTACAATCTTTCGAGCTCGTATGTTTCATCATTGCTTAATAGATTTTTATTTCTCTTTTGTTCGAGTAGATTTATTTTCGATGTTGGCATTTTAATCTTTCTGATATCCATTATCTGCCTCCATAAACTCCTTAACCGTAATGAAAAATAAATTTTCTCTTACATGTTTAAGGCGTTTTATTAAATGTGCTATAGGTGTTGAGATGCTTGCTAGATCTTTGTATCTATTTATATCAACATCTAGTTCTGCTTTTGCTTTCTCTAGATACTCTTCTTTCTCTTCTTCTTTTGTGAATTTAAGAATAGACAAGTATCCATCTGTATCTTTGTAAGCAATGCAGATAGTTTCAGGTGTGATTGCATTAAGCATTATTCCTCCTCGGGTGTTAGAATTTTTAATATGCGGTTCATAATTTCAGGGATAACTTCTTTGTTTATCCTGTTCCATTCATCTAAATTTTTAACATCACCGAGTTCGGGACTATTTGATATGCCTGCTCCGCCTCGATGATAATATTCGGCAAGTTCTCGGAACATATAGAACCTCTTGAAGAGTTCCGATAATTCCCATCCTTCTTTTTTGCTAAAGGTTGTTTCCTTCAATATAGGTTTATTGTTATTTATATCAATCCACCACTTCATGAAATTCTCTGCATGTTGATGGGATGTTATATCATGAGATTGACTAGGGCGTTCATTGTATGTGTAGGTTTCGATATATCCGAATCCCCAGTACCATTTGCAGTCCCAAGATGGAGCTTCAAGCCAGTATAGAATACCTTCGTCATTTGCTCCAAGAAGGTAGATATCTTTTTTAAAAGCATGTGATTTTTCTTTCTTCATAGTCTCTCCTATGTTGCTTTGAAATATTTTAACCATAAATCCCTATGTTCTATAAGAGAACGTTCAAGGTCTTCATATCTTTTGAAGTAAATAGCTTTATTGTTGTCTAGATAGCTTATAGATATAGAAAAAGTGTTTTTTGATTTGTTATAATATGGATGAAATTTATCTTGAGTAGAGGTATTCCAATCAATCCATTCTTCTTCAACTTCATTATCATTAATAACTTTAGCTAAATGTCTTAGTTGACATTCTGCCAAGAAAGATTTTGCATCTTCTTTAGTTACGATAACGTTCCTATTCCGAGAAGTAGAACTTGTTTGACCTGTATACCTAACGTTACTGTTGACACCAATAAAATAACCAGTGATATGCCCTAAATCTTCCCAACGTTTAGGGAAAGTGTCTATACCTAGTTCTTTATTTGAAAAATTCTTTAATATAGTATCTCTCAATTCTGGATTCATTTCATAAAGCTTTCTTGCATCTTCTTCGTTTAGTCTTATTGTCTTTTCCATGTGTGCTCCTTAATATTTTTTGCCGTGTAGCTTTTCTCTTAACTCGTTATATCTCATCTTATGTTTGATATAGTACTCTATATCTATGTCATAAGCTTTTACTAGACCTGACAGTAAGATATAAGCATCGGCAATTTCGTCTTCAAAAGTATCCTTAATATGTATCTCGAATAAACTTTTGAATACTATGCCATTAAGATCTTCTACCTTACTAAATTCTTTCCTGTTTGCGAATCTATTTTTTCTGTCGGCTTCTAAGGCTTCTCCGAGCTCTGTAACTATTAACATTAGTAATGTTCCAGTCTCTTGAGGTTTGTCCCAGAATCCCTTGCTTTTCGCATTCTCATAAGCTAGTTTAGATAGCTCTTTAATTTCCATTAATCTACCTCCTTAAATATTGCCACATAATTGCATTGCATTTGGCATGAACAGCTCCCTCTGTCATGCCTGTTTCATGATCATGTTGTAGATGTACCGGATATCCGGGAACAAACTCTTATCTATTGGCTTAGACAGAATAAAATCGGGAGGTTCTCTGTCTAGCCTATTTCCACAGAACATGCAGAGACCTTTTTGGTCCCTGATGTACTGTTCTCTGACTGCTCTACGTTCTTTCCAGTTCAACTTATTATAGTTGACCGGTAAATTATAGATAGGCATAATCACTCCTATGTTTCTATTGAATGTTTATTTAAAATATCGTTTATTAGTTTAGATACTTCTAAACTTTTTTCGTGTTCAATTTCTTCAACATTTTTATCATTGAGTGAGTTAGACTCTATTGATTCTTTCAATAGTTTACTTGCTCCTTTATTAATTTCGTAAGCTATTAGGATAGCTTTACGTGGACTCATTTGATACTTCATGTGACTTGTCCCAACTGGATATTACCATCACAGGTTACATGAAAAGGCATGCAGCCTGAGTCTATATTTCTTTCAGGGATATAGCCCCAAAAGATTACTCCATTGTAGTCGGAGAAGTCAGGATTATTACTTAATGAATCCGGTGATGTTGAAATCTTTACCTGTCTCAACTCAGATGTGCCGATGTATAGATCCATTGCAGGCTTAATATCAATTCCCGGACTTGTGAGAGCACTCATAACAAGTGCTTGCATGAACGATATTCCTAGTTGTTCTTTTATTATCTCGAAGTTTTCTCTCAAGTTGTAGAGCATGTCTCTGTTCTTGATAATATCGTTATGCCAAATAACTTCAAACTCAAACAAGTCTGAGTATCTATGTTTCAATGGGAAATCAACATCTGCATGTTTCATCCTTTTCTCGATTGTTGTCCCTTCAACTCTAATCTTAATAAAGTCATAGGAAACATCTACTCGTATATTTGTATTGCTAGCCCATTGAGAGTTCTCAGAAGTTAGCAATATCTCATTCCCATGCCAGTATGAGTTGAATGTTGATCGTTTGCTGATGGCATAGCCCCATTCGTTTAACACTTTATATAGTTGTTCTTTTGTTATTTCCATAACTATTCTCCTTTGCTTTTAATTGTTATCTTACAATATTTTCTATTCTTGTTATGCTCGTGCCATCTTTTCTTGTAGGTTTCTATGTTCTTTTTTATCTGATTCATTTGACAACCTAGCTCGATACGACCGTCTGCATAAATATTAAAATTGAAAAGTGAATCTGAATGTTCACCATATTCGGCTATTGATAATATTAAATCACCTACATGTTTATTTATTCTATAGTATTCATCATTGAGAAAGTATCTTACTTCTTCAATGTGGATTAGTCGATCTCCTTCTAAATGTCTTTTATGAACAAAGTTATATTTCTGAAACAATGATTGAGTTGTAAGAAGATTCAACATGTTATCACTATTTGCAGTTTCTTTAATTACTGTAAACATACTATTCTCCTTTAAACTCTATGTTTATTTTCTTGTAACAAGTTCTGCTTTGTTGATCTACGTAATTATTCCATTCTGTTTGGTATGATTCTAGATCTCCTTTGATTGCAGCCATTTTATATCCCAATGTTATTACGCCGTCATTTGAGATAGTAAAATTACCGATCTTATATTTATCTATATCACATTTCTCAGACAACTCTAGTATCCTTTTTGAGACTACAGGTTGTATTTTATCAAAGAGTTCTTCGTAGAAGTTATCTACGTCTTCTTCAGATATTAGGATTTCTCCTAATTGACGTACATTAACAGCATCAAAATCATATTCACTATACAGGAAATTAGTGTGAGTCTTGTTGTACTTTATTTTATTTGATTGCTTTATTTTATTTATGGTAAGCATAAAAATCTCCTTTAATATTTTGCTTTTTGTTGACCCGGAAGCATAACCGGAGGGAGGGGAAATATTTATTTCTTATCATAGATTAGTATTGATGTACATATCCCAGTGTACATCTTTACTATCCTGTATCTTCTGTCTCGGATTATTTCATGGGCTTTACGAATGGTATTGTTATCTGTCCAATTAATTATTAACACCATCAGGGTCCTCCGGTTTAACATATACATACATTGTTTGAAACCCTAAATCGAAAGTATTCAGCAGGTCATAGCCTGTTTCTAAAAGGTTACTTATTTTGCGTTGTCCTTCTAACAAGGATGATCTACTGTGATGATCTATTGTTACGATTTCCATACGTTCCTCTCTTTGATTAAGATTAATTAAATAAGCTTTTTGATTACCCAGAAGCTTAACTGGGATAAAATTAGATTATTTTGTATTTCTTTAGAAGCTCTTTAAATGACTCTTCCATTTTTTTCTCGGCTTGTCTTTCTACCCCTCTTAAATCTAAAAAGATATTATAGGGATAAGTTGGATCAGATTCTTCAATGATTTCTTTCATGATCTCTTCAGACTTTGCTTGAATTGATTCTGCCTCTTTTACGAGTTCTCGTGCCATATTTAATATTGCTCTTGGTTCCATTATTTCTCCTCCTCGTTAGCCAATATCTCTTTGGCTAGTTTTAACAGTTCTGCTTCGAGTACACTCATCTCGAAACTCCACTCATCCTCATCGAGCATGAGCGACGATATAATGTTTAACCTACGGATTAATTGTCTCTTGAATTTCATACGTTCCTCCCAATAATAATATCGCTCCCGACTTACGACGAGAGCTGTATATTTATCATGTCCAGCTTGAGAAGCGAGGATTTTTGATGCCTCGCTCTACTATTTTTTCCATGTTTCTTTTCCAATATTTATATACTTCATCGGGATCATTAATCCCGGTTCCACGTACTACAGAATGTGAGCGAACTTCTGTTAATACGTAGTTGTGACCTACGCATAAAACCTCGGGCAAATACTCTTGCCCATCAATAACTACTTTATACTTCTTGAACATGATTCCTCCCAAAATCACTTACGCCTCGTTACAAGACGTTTGGTTATATAATAATAAATGAAAATATAAAAAAACGGAGATATACTCTCCGCTTAAACTACACTCGGGCAGGGGATCTTCGGCTCCCCTATCCCTTTATCCTACTTAGACTTAGGCTCTGTCTTTTGAAGTACAGCATTAACTTCGTCGCTGTAAACTCCTGCAACTTTGTGCAGTATGCGTTTTGCGAGCTCTTGCTGCTCAGACTGGCTGAGTCCTGCCTCTTTAGCAAGCTCAAGAATAGAGCGTGCCTTGTTTAAGTCGCTCTTACTTTGGATCTCGCTTACCATTGCTTTACTTACCATTGAGTTGGTTTCTATCAGGTCATTGAGAAGATTAAGTGACATAATACTCCTTAGATAGTAGTTTGGATTAGTCCTTGAATGGACTACTACTACCTTCCTACTACCCTACAGGATTATACACTCTTTAAGATAGAGATAAGCATGCTTATCCTCTCTCTCTGAGCACTATCCTGCGGATAATACACCATATAGGTATGTTATAGAGGGGGTGACCCTTCACGCAATTTCGCAATATTTCTAGGTTTTGGAGGTACAAAAAATATACTTGACAGTAAAGAGAGGTTAGGTTAAGGGTTGAATGTATAAGGAGGTATGATGTATAAGAATCTTCGAGAGCTAGGTATGTACACGTACCTGAGTGGACTTGCAGGAGAAGGAGGCGAGTTATTGAATAAGTCCGGAGAGCGAGCAAGCTTTGGGGACTTGGTAGAGATGTTGGGCGTAGGCGAGGTAAGTGTAAAGCTATTCCTACGTCACAGTAAGGAGTTAGGTTTATTGGAGAGTCGTCGGGAAGGTCGTCGAGTATGGTACAGATTTCTGCTAGCAGAGTAAGCTGTAATATACTATATACAGACAAAACTTGGAAAAAACGCTGAAGAGTGGCGTTATGACAGGTCGGAGAGGCATTTTTCAATTTTCTCATATTGAGAAATTTTTGTTCGATTTTGTCTCATATTGAGAAAAAATGATAAGGAGAAGTAATGAGTAAGCATTATATTGATGAGGAGACAGGAGAATTTTTGGATAGTCGTCAGATAAGTAGGGGCTTGTATGTTGACAAGCGGTTAGAGATGCAGAAGTTACGGAAGCGGTTTAAGAATTGTCCTGAGAGTTTAAGTTTAGACGAGTTGTATTTATTGCGTAACCGTAGGAGTGATAAGGTCCAGTTACAGATAAATGAGATAGGTTGGGTAAGTTCGACACGTCAGAAGGCTGTGCACCGTGATATGACGACTTATTCTTTGGCATTGTTGTTATTGTTGTCTGATTATACATCTTTTGGTGGAAGGTTGATATTTGATAATGGTAGATATGTACATAGTATATTTGATTTATTGACAAAGTTGGGGTTTACGAAGAATGAATGGTATAGATATATACGTAATGATTTCAAGAAGCACCGAGTAATAGTTTATGAGAAGATCGGCAAGGAGCGATATATTTTGGTAAACCCTTTGTATGTTCATTCTCATAGGTGGATAGACGAGTCAACGTTCATAGCGTTTCATGAAGATATAGAAGCGTACTTGGACCCGGTAGATTATTATATTCTACAGAAAAGGATTGTAGGAAGAATAGTAAATTTCAAGGAGGTATAGAATGAAAGTAGTAAAGTCAAGTAAGAATTATCTTCATATCAGGGAGGTAGATGTTGTATTGGAGGGAGGTATCTTATTACCTTTCAAGAAAAACGGTATGTTTGCCGGATCAGTAGGAGAGATATTATCCGGAGAAGATAAAGGTAAACTTATCTTATTTAAGAAGCCGATGTTGATAAAAGCTGAAACAAAGGTTGGTATGTTCTATTTTGTAGAGCCGAAAGATGTCTTGGCTTACGTAGAACTTGATGAGAAGGAGAAAGTAGTTGAACCTTTGGTGGTAGATAAGGATGTTTATAAAGAAGGTTGGCGTTAAATGAAGCATACAGACCATAGTAGAGTAGGTTATAGCAAGAAATATGCGGAACGTTTTGATAAGATAAGGTGGGAAAAAGATGCTGAAAGTAGAAGTGATGTACCGGGAAAACCGAAAGATAGTCGTCGTATATCAGGAGTGGGATATAAGTCCCGACGAAATAGCTGGCGAAAAGATAACCAAAGATGATATCGGCAAGTTTTATAAGTATAATGATGGATCCGGTTGGTATTCTCCTATTCTTGGAGTTAGTAACCTATCTATTCGTACTGAACTCGGAGTAGTAAGACGTGATGACTATGTTCACCAGTCTATTGTTAAATATCCGGGAACATCCTATTCAGGATGCCATAGGAACGAAGAACACGACTATTTAAGAAGTTTTTCTGTAGCAGAACAACACTGTGCATATAGATTGCTACACGATAAACCAGTTAAATACTTAACAAAGAGAGTAAAGATGCTTACATTAAAGAAATTACAAGAGAAGTTGCATAACAAACAGATCGATGAAGAGTTTATTATTGACCTTCTTGTTAATGCAGCTAGTAAAGGTAATGAGAAAATTAAAGCTATTACTATTCTTTCTAGAATAGGTGGCGTTGAATTGGAACCTCCCAAGCAACCCGCCGGGAAAACTCCACTGTTCCTTCAACAGAATAACTTTACAACTATACAAGACCAACGTAGGAATATGATGGAACTGCCGAATAGTAAAAGCCTGAAGGAAATGATAGAAGTTTCTACCGATAAACTAGATGAAATAGCCAAGAATGCTGAATTTATAAAGGATTTATAAGATGTACGATATAATTGGAGAATGGGACAAAGGCAAATTCTTTAGTAATGGAGTAGTCACAGACTTTAAAAACTACCCAATAGGATTATGGTCTATGACAGGCGATCTAGTTAGCGTAAGTCTAAAGACTAGGTCGGGCGGATTAGCTCTTTATACCGGTGTATTTGACGCTGAGAAAGGAGAAATTACCGGTAAGGTAAAGGATTATTCCTATACTTGGCTTGCTAAGGTAAATGATCCGGAAGCTTCTTACTTCGAGGCTGACTTTGTTATGAGGCGAATCAATGGATAATAACAAATATTTAGATCAACCTTTTAATAATAGAGCGGTATGCAAGCACTGTAACCGTGAGTGTGCTAAATGTGAGTACTATCCTAAGAAATGTAGAGGCTGTAAGCGTCACGAGAAGGATAAGGAACGAGGTTATGACACTTAAAGATATAAAAGGGCTAGATGATGAGCAGTTACACGCCCTGTATGTAGCTTTAGGTAGAGACACAGCCTTGTTTGCAAAGGTTGTAATGGGGCATATTGTTAAGGATGTACCTGATTTTCACAAGGATATATACTCAATGCTTGATGATATGACCGATAGAGCCTACAATTATGGTGCTGCTGTTATCTTTCGTGGTGGTAGTAAGAGTACAATTAGTAAACCTATAAAGACAATACAGGATATTGTTTACCTACACGAGCCTGTAACTCTCCTTATTTCTGAATCTATCTCCCAAGCATCCATGGATTTGATAGGTATTCAGGATGAAATAGAGAATAATGAGATGATTATGGGTCTTTATGGCAATCTCAAAGGGGATATATGGAATAAAGAGAATTGTGAGTTTACTAATGGAGTATTCGTTGGATCTAAGGGATATGGTTCAAGGATACGTGGATTTAAGTGGAAAAACCAAAGACCAACCCGGATGGTGCTAGATGACTTTGAATCAGAGCACAATACAGCCACAGCAAAGCAAAGAGAAGAGGTTGTTAAGTGGATTAATGCTCAGGTATTACCGGCAGGAGCTCCCGAAACAATCTTTCAGTTCTTTGGTACCATTGTTCACGAGCAAGCTTGGCTAGCTTCGATACAAGATCTCCCTATCTTTAATCCGCCACTTGGCAGATATATAAAATATGCTATCGAAGAAAACGGTAAACCTGTATGGGAAAAACGATTTCCTAGAGAATGGATAGATGCAAAACGTAATTTTTATGCAGCACAGAAGCAAATGTCTCTGTTCTTACAGGAATATTACCATATCCCTGCACATATCGGCGAAGCTGCCTTTGATAAAGACAGAATCACTATAGTTGATGGAACATTTGGAAATTATGAACATATATGTTGGATAACAATAGATGGCGTTAAAATACCGGTAAATACCTTTATCGGAGTGGATCCTGCCAGTACTATTGGGGAAAAGTCAGATAATACAGTAGTATTTACCATTGGAGTTGATCCTAAAGGACACATATACATCTTAGATATAGCAGCCGAAAAGATTAAACCTAGTGAACAGGTTAAACTTATCTTTGAGAAGGTCCGCAAGTATAGACCTAAGCTTGTTACTGTGGAAACTCAGGGCTACCAGTTAGCACTTGCTAATTGGCTTCGTGAGAAAATGAACGAAGGTTGGACACCGATCTTTCCAATAAAAGAATTCAAATCAAGCAAATCTAAGAACGCTAAGTTTATCATGGGACTAGAACCTATAATTAACACAGGCAGAGCTAGTGTATTGCGAAATTGCGAGATGTATAACCTATTTGAAAAGGAATTAGTAGCTTTTAACGGAGTGTCTAAAGAACATGATGATACCTTAGACGGTATGTACTTAGCATGTTTAAATTCATACGCTCCACAAAATTTTAATGTTGACAATGTTATAAGAAGGCTTAAAGATGGTCGTAGAACAAAGAGACGAAGATCTTATGCAGCCTTTTAGGAGAAAATAGTGGAAAGAGTAGAGCTAAAAAGTAAAGACGCTGTTCGTGTCTATAACGAACTCATGGCTAACGAAGGGCAAGCATACATAGAACATCAGGCTGATTGCCGGGAATGTAGATCTTTGTATTTTGGTAATCAATTTACGAAAACAGAAACGATGATTATAAGGCAATGCTTTGTAATAAGTTGTTAGACTGGGTTATGGCTAACTCAGATGGTATTCAAGGATATCACAGAGTAATTAAAAGAGCTACAATTGATAATATAGCTTACTTCCATGTGATTAGAGACTCTATGGGACTTATAAAATATGTACCATTAAGCTTTGATGATGTGGTTGTAGATGTAAATTCTAAGGATAGCTTGTTTAGAGATGCCAGTAGAATAGCAATTAAGAAGTATATTCCTGTAGAAAAAGCTAAATTGCTGTATGGAATACAGAATCTTTCGTTCGATAACCCGGCTGTTTCCTATGAAAACATAGGTAATGATAACCTACGTATATTCTTAGGTAAAATGTTTTCTGCAAATAAACAATATGTATTAGTTTATGAGACATACAGGAAACAATGGGTAAAAGATAACAACAATGAAGTAACTTGCCGTATAGTAAAAGAAACTCTAGTTGGTTATGATAACCTATTTAGGGAAATGTTACCACCTCAGATCAAAGATTTCCCTATTATTCCAGTGTATGCTGAGGATACTGACAACCCATATAAGCTAGGTGAAGTTCACTTTATGAAAGGAACACAGAAATTTATTAATAAAGCTTATGGTGTTGCCTTATTTAACGCACAAATGATGTCTAATCCTAAAGTAATGGTGCGTGAAACAGATATTCCTCAGATGGATATTGATACTTTTGAAGATAATTTCTCTAGACCCGGTAGTATTGGGGTCCTAACAGGACAGGCTAGTGACCCAATTATCATTCAAGGACAACCTCTTAACTCTGCATTCTTTACAATGTACCAAGATGCTGTTCAACAATTTAATGATGCTACCATCCCCAGTCAAATATTAGGATACATGAACAGTGATAATAGTCAGAGACAGACTTCCTCATTACTTGATATTAAAGAAAGTGTACTTGATAGCTTTAAAGATTACGCTAGTAATATTGAAAAAGCTGTTACACAGCTTGGAAGGGTAGCTTTACAATTCATTCAAGCATATCTTAATGAAGATACTGTAATTAAAATTACAGATGGTGAGGAACACATAGAAGTTTTACGTATTAATTACAATCAAGGACTTGATTTGGATGATCAACAGTCTATTGCTAATTACGTGCAACATTTAAAACAACAAGGTATGAATGATGCACAAATAGAAGCTGAACTCCAAAAAGCCAGTGAAAGTAAGGAATATGTAGAAAAGATCAACTATGTTATGAATAATATCAATGATCTTAACTATGATGTCTATGTTGTTCCGGGTTCTTATACTCCAACTTACAAGATGGCACTGCTCAGACTTATGATGGAGCTCTTCGGAATGCAAGCAGTTGACAATGAAGCCGTACTGGAGCAAGCTCCTATCCCTAATAAGAAAGAAATTATTGAACGTAATGGTCATAATGCTTTACTTCGTAGAAGGAATGAAGAGTTAGAAGCCGAACTCGAAGCATTCAAAGAAGCATTGAAAGGCAGAGAAAAAGAATTAGCTGACCTAGGAATCAAAAATATTCTTACTGAAGCTAAGTTTAAACAACAAAAAATCCTTGCAGATTCTAAATTAAAAGCTTATTTGGCTAAACATAGAAATAAATTAATTACATCTGAACTTATTAATAAGCTTCATGATGATATTCGTGATATGAGATTTAGAGAACAGGTGGCTCAAGCAAAACGAGAGCTTCTTAAAATGGCTCAGAATGAACAACCAAAACAATTGACTGCCGAAGAAATTATTGACCAACTATTACCAACAAACAAGATTGAGGAGTAAGATATGGCAAATATAAACCAAGTTATTAGAGGTTACCAACCGGGAACCCCTATTATTAACAATCAAGGTCAAGCTGATCTATCGAATGTGTTAGATACAGGAACCTTTGACCGAGCATTGTTTACACCTGAAATACAGGAGAATTTAATTAAAGCTAACTTAGGCATTGGAGTTTCTCCTGTTGCTCAACAACAACAACAACCTGATCAGCCGGATGATGCTGTCAGAATCTCAAAGGATAGACTAGAGGAGCTTCAAAGATTGGAAGCTCTTATCAAGCAACCAAATGTATTGGATGCGGTTAGCGAAAAGCTATTAGGAAATCCAACGAATGTACAACCTCAAGTAAATGAAGTGTTACCGCAAGCAACCGTAACACCGACTGAACCACAACAGCCTCAGCCAACTGAGACTAACCCTGCGGATGATTACCTCGCCCAATTGCTAGGAAATGAGAATGATGTGTTTAATATGGATGTTAATACACCAAATGTACCTAA